AGAAAATATATAAATGAGGGTAATGTATATAGACTAATTATGAAATCAAAGTTACCAAGTGCTCAAAGGTTTGAAAAATGGGTTATGGAAGAAGTGCTACCAAATATACGAAAACATGGTGCATACATGAATGAGGATGTAATAAATCAAACTTTAGAAAATCCAGATTTCTTAATTGAGTTGGCAATGAAGCTAAAAGAAGAAAAGGAAAGAAAGAGATTAGCTGAAGAAAAAGCTAAAATGCTGGAAAATACAATAGCTATGGATAAACCGTACACAGATTTTGGTAAGAGTTTGGCAACTTGTGAAGATGCAATAACCATAGGTCAATTTGCTAAAATTCTAAGCAATAATGACATAGAGGTAGGTAGAAATAGGCTATTTAGTTGGTTTAGAGATAATGGATATCTTATAAAAAGTGGAAAGGATAAAAATATACCTAAGCAAAGCTATATTAAGCAAGGACTGTTTACAGTTGAAGAAAGAGTAGTTAGAACACTTGAGGGAGAAGTTATTTCAACTACGACTTTAATTACTGGTAAGGGGCAATTATACTTCATGGATAAGTTCAGCTTTTAATAAAAGTTGTATCAATACAAGCCCTTAATTTCATAGATTAGTATAACAACTTTATATAGGGGGCTTATTATGGAGATTAAAGTTATTGAGGTTTTTCCTACAGATACAGAAAAGCTTAATAATATAGAGATGGCTAAAGCTAAATGGTTTATTAATATTTTAAGGAAGAAGTATCCAGAGGAAGTTTTGGAGGAAGCATTTAAAAAGTTAGAATCAAACTTAAAGAGTAGTGAAGCAAAGGCTTAGTATTTTGAATAATAAATATTACAAATGAGATAGGGGAGAAACAAATGAGAAAATACTTAGATGCATGCATAGTTTATGAAACTAAAGATATGAGCAAAGAACAGTGGTTAGAAGCTAGAAAATGTGGAATTGGTGGAAGTGATGCAGCAAGTGTACTTGGACTTAATCCATATAAAAGTTCAGTAAGTGTATATATTGAGAAGGTTGATTATATACATGGAGTTAGTATGTCAGACAAAAATATTAATGGATGCAAAAAAGACAGTTCTAATGAAGAAGTAAATTATAGGATGGAGTTAGGGAATAAGTTAGAGGATTTTGTTGCTAATGAATTTAGTTTAAAAACAGGTCTAAAAGTTAGAAATGTAAATGGAATTCTTAAAAATGATAAGTATCCTTTTGCAATAGCAAATATTGATAGGGCGGTTGTAGGAGAAAAAGCTTTTTTAGAATGTAAGGTTACAAATAGTTATTCAAAAAAGGTGTGGCAAATGGGAGTGCCAATACATTATCAGATACAAGTAAATCATTATATGGCAGTAACGGGAGCAACTCATTGTTATGTTGCAGCTCTTATTGGAAATGAAGAACTTATAATTCATAGGATAGATAGAGATGAAGAAATTATAGATGAAATAATGAAGCTTGAAGCTATGTTTTGGGACAAGTGTATATTAGGTGGAGAAATACCTGCTCCAGATGGAAGTCTTGATTATTCTATTGTTTTACAAGGATTATATAAAGATAGCAAGGATGAAGAATTGATTTTATTTGAGCAGGAAAAGTTGTTAGATAGATATGATGAAATAACAGCGATTTATAAAGAAATTGAAGTTGAGAGAAAAAAGATTGAGCAGTATATACAGGTTCAGATGAAGGAATATGAAGTTGGTTTTATTGGGGATAGAAGGATTACTTGGAAAAAACAAAGTAGAAATACTATAGATACTAAAAAGTTAAAGAAAGAATATCCAGAGATAGCAGCAGAGTGTATGAAAACTACTACCTCTAGAGTATTTAGATTATAAGATAATCAATAATTAAAATTAAAGCTAGTAGAATAAATAGTATAGAACATGATGTCAACATAGTATTGATTTTTCTAGATTGCTTAAATTCAACAATAGCTTTATATATATCAGGTATCCATGCAATTAAAATGCCAGCAAGTAATAAAGGTGTACCAACATAGAATATGCTTAGAAATATAAGTAATAATCCAATTAAAGCAAATATGTTAGATCTATTTTTAGATAATGAAAAAAACTTTTTAAACATAACAACCTCCAATAGTATTGTATAGGTATTATTGTAGGTTTAAATGTTTGAAAATTCAATAATTTTTTAAAGGGGAGAAATATAATGACGAATTTAAAGAAAGCTTTACAAACTAATGAAGCTAAGGGAAAAGGTGTAACTGTAAGTCCAAGTTATGCTATGAAACAATTAATGATAAAGATGAAAAATGAAATACAAGTAGCTCTTCCAAGTCAATTAGCTAGTGAAAGATTTCAAAGAGTAGCACTTACTGCTTTTAACTCAAATCCAAAACTTCAAACTTGTGATCCAATGACTTTTATAGCTGCTATGATGCAATCAGCTCAACTTGGACTTGAACCAAACACACCACTTGGACAAGCATATTTAATACCATATAAAGTTAAAGGAATGGATAAAGTACAGTTTCAAATAGGATATAAAGGACTTCTAGAGCTTGCACATAGAAGTGGTAAGATAAAGACTTTATATGCTCATGAAGTTAGAAAAAATGATGAGTTTGATATAGATTACGGACTAGAACAAAAGCTTACACACAAGCCATTACTTACGGGAGATAGAGGTGATGTTATAGGATATTATGCAGTTTATCATTTAGAGCCAAGTGGATATAGCTTTGTATTTATGACTAAAGATGAAGTAATGGAACATGGAAAGAAGTATTCTAAGAATTTTGAGGGTGGAATATGGGAGAAAGAATTTGACTCTATGGCAAAGAAAACTGTTATAAAGAAGTTGCTTAAGTATGCACCTTTAAGTATTGAAATGCAAAAGGCAGTTGCTTTTGATGAAAGTGTAAAAAGTAGTATTGATAGTGATATGTTGTTAGTTGATTCTTTAGATACAGATGAAAGTTTGATACTTGATAGGAATATATAAGTTGTGACTTATAGGTTCAAAAAATTTAATA